TCATCTAGGGCAGTAATCTCCAAGCGAACACAATTTGCGTGGAACAAATCACGAGCATCAGAAGATGATAAATTCGCCAGACTTAAAGAAGCCTTGGGAACATCAAACTGATTTAATTGCAACGTTGAGTTGTACCACACATTCTGCGAGGTCTCCTTCTCCAATTGAGCTTCTGTGGTGTTAAGCACATTGCCCTGGAGAGTATACTCGACCTTATCACCAGAAGTAACATCCTGTTCTTCTTCATCCTTAGCTTTCTTTGCAGGACTGGCTTTAGGTCTATAGACTTTCTCCGTGATGGTATTGGTTAATTTCCAAACAGCTAAGAAGCTAACAAGGAAAAAACCAGCTTGGATAACCCTTCGAATGGATACTTTGTAGTGAACATCCCCCATCGCATTCATGCGTCCGAGGAATTTCAGTTCCATCTCATGATCGAGAAATCTCGTCATTCTAGCCAACGCCAACTTCGAAATCTTGAACCTATAACACCAAGCGAAAAACACGGTGAAAGAAAGGTACAAGATCCAATAGATGATATGTTGAATCAGCGTGTAAAGAACGTTCGCCACAATGAACCGAAACAGGACCTCATTTTGCAAACAACGACAATCATCGCCAATGCTGTAACACAACTTACACACCTTGAGAGTGCGCATATGTGAATCACAAGCATCAGATTTAGTTTGCACTTGTTCATGATCCAGCGAAGCCTTCGCAAAATGTTTGAGAAATTCTCGCACATCTGTGAAAGTTTCCACATCTTCAAGCTTAGCTGAATCACGATTGTGATACTCCACAGGAACTAGCTTCTGCACAGTGATATTCCAATAATCAGGAAAGCTGGTGTTATCCAACTCAAGTTTCCTTGGATCAATGAACTTACCATTAGTGTGCAAATACTTATCCTTAGGGACTACCTGAATGACGTAAGGCAAACGTCGACGCACTGCTAGTGGACACGCAAAGTAATCCTGTGCATTGAGGTCGGGAGTGTTCGTCGTGGCCAAAACGAGTTTAGCCATGACGGGAGTCTTACCTTTATCTTCCAAAGCTGCCTGAGGTGGAACATATGGAACATTGTTCACCACATTCAACATTTCCTTCAAAGTTGGATCTGTGTCTGAACACTTTGATGCCAACAAGAAGGCTATGTCATCCATCTGGATGCACCACTTGCTTGAGTCGAAGTTGCTCCAATACTCATCTGTTGGATTCCGGACATAGCGATAATGATCACTAGTGTCAAGACCATGCAACTGCCCATAGTAATAGAACAGCATCTTGGTGAATGTCGATTTCGCAACACTCGAACCACCATGGATGAGTACTCCGAACGGAGCTTTGCGCTCCTTCTGAGATGCTCTTCTAGTAATCTCCACATTCTTCACCATCTGCAAGCTTTGCAACTTGCGTCGCATTTGAATACTATCCACACCAAGATTGTTCTTAGTGTATTTGCAGATGGCTTCTCCTTTCTCAACTGCATCATTGAGATCAGAGATGAATGAGAAATAAGTGGTGTTGTGTGCACTCAAGTTAGACGTGAACGGGGCAAGACTAATAAGTCTATCAGCCTCCTGTGCCCACTTCACGTATGCCACATCATCATGCACGAGTGACAACCATTCTCCAGTAATGCGATACGTATCCAAACGTTCGCAAATGGTGATGGCCGTCTCAATGATGAGCATGACCAAACTTATATTGCTCTTCGAAGCAACACGCGTTTTGGCATCGAGATGCTTGAACTCTTCAGGCGACATTGTTTTACCGAAGTGCCCAAGAACTCCTTGCACAAGCAGATAAGTGTAAATCTGCCTAATCTTACCAACAATTGGATCATTGATAAGAGTACTGGATGTATTGAACAGATCTCGAGCCTTGTGCAATCCACGAGTGAAGGTATCATTCTGGAGATTTGTGACTTGGAATGAATTCCAAACGAGTGAGGTGACACCTTTTCCGGTGAGTAGCTTGAAAGCCAATCCCGTACACATAATGTAATCTCGCTTGCTGTCACACTTTCGTAGCCAATAGACTATCTGGAGGAAATTCTCGAACAAATTCAAGATCCATGGATCATCCGTAGTCAACATGCGGTC